TATAACAACTGCAGGATCACCATCATTTGCTGGTTTAACATTAACTGGCAATGCAGAAACACTAAGTCTTATCCCAGCCTCAGACAACGTATACAGTTTAGGCTCGGCTACTAAAGCATATGCTGACATTTATGTTGGTCCAGGATCGCTTTACATTAACGGTAAGAAAGCAATCGAAGACGATTCAGATACAATGACGTTTTCTACAGATACAGACCAAGATTTAAGAATGAATACATCAGGTTCTGGTTCTGTTGAATTACTTGCAAGTGGAACAGGTAGCATTCAGGCTATGGGAACACTTTCAATACAAACATCAAAGAGAATTGTTGACTCAGCAGGAGTTAATGTTGAATTTGGTAATCCAGTTCACATGAATTCTAATAAAATTACTAACTTAGCAGAACCTACAGCTAGTACAGATGGTGCAACTAAGAATTATGTTGATACAGCAATTACTAACTTAGTAGATGCTTCACCAACTACACTTGATACATTGAACGAGTTAGCCGCGGCACTTGGTGACGATGCAAACTTTTCAACAACAATTACTACTTCAATTGCAACTAAGTTAAACTCAGCAGACTATACTGCCTCTGATGTTTTAACTAAAATTAAAACAGTTGATGGAGCCGCATCTGGTTTAGATGCTGACATCTTAGATGGTCAACAAGGTTCTTACTACTTAGATGGTAATAACATGATTAACATGCCAGCAACTGGTGTTACATCTGTTTCAACTGGAAACGGTTTAAGCGGTGGAGACATTACAGGAACAGGTACTTTAACAATGTCTGGATCTTACTCAGGAACATTTAGTGTTACTGGTGAAATTAAGGCAACTGGTGAAGTAACAGCTTACTTCTCAGATGAAAGACTTAAAAAAGATATCGTACCAATTGACGGAGCACTTAAAGGTGTTATGGCAATGGGTGGTTATAACTATAAAGCAAACGGTTTAGCTAAAGAACTTGGCGTTGAAAGAACTGACAATCAAATTGGACTTCTAGCACAAGAAGTTGAAGCACAATTTCCTGAGTTAGTTACAGAGTCTGCTTTAGAAGGTTATAAGACAATTAGATATGACAAGATGGTTACAGTTTTAGTTGAAGCAATGAAAGAGCAACAAGCAATGATTGAACAACTACAAGCTGATGTGAAGAAGACTTTACATTGATTTTTAAACTAATAGGAGTATAAGATATGGCAAACGCCTTTCCAGCTACTGGGTCTACAAAATCAATGGGTCGTATCAGAAGAGGATTTGTTGCTTCTGGTAGTCACTATGCAACTGGAGGCTTCACATTAAGAGGTACTTTAGGAGGCTACTTAGGTATTACTAGTGGCGCGGTATCAATTAGTTCAACATTTGGAGGTTACTACTCACCAAATTCAACTGATGATTCTGACAACTAGGCTTTAACACAGACCCTAATATAGAGTCACCGAAAGGAGCAGAAATGCTCCTTTCTTTATGGCTAGAACACCACATAAAAAGTTAGATATATAGTAACGAGTCAAAAGGAGGCACCATGACAAAGTCAGTAGAAGAAATTATGAATGCGGTGTATAATATACAATCTGGTACCCCATTTAGAACAAGTTTTGAGAGAGAAAATTTTGTTTATAATGAAGCAGAAGGTCCTAGATTAGTACTAATTTTATGTCAAGACCTTACTCAGCTTTCTAACCATCATGAAACAGCATGTCAATCGGAATGGGAAAAAGAAGCAGTAGTTAAAGAAATGAATATTGTACAAGAGAAGTTAAACGAAGTGATGGAAGAGCTTGGTATAACTAATCCAGAAGAGTTTAATAATGCATTAGAAGAAGCAGAACCAGAGTATTGGTCAGAGACATTATCAAGACGTGCGGCAGTTGAAGCATTATCAAACAAACAAAGTACTGCTAATATGAGTGATATGTTAAACTTACCACTTGAAGTATATGAACAAACAATTATGAAAACGCAAACGTACCTCAATGTAGTTAATAAAACAACCAGGGTAGCAGAACGTACAGCAAATAGAAGAGCACAGGACGAAGACGAAGAATAGAATGTTCGGTAAGAATCTAAAAGCCGTGCCTGTAACCAGTAAAGGAAGTCATATTGCTATATGTATTCCAACTAATGGACTTTTACATTCTGAATTCGCATTTTTTCTAATTGACGCAATACGTTATACGGAAAGACAAGGATACATAGTCGACATACTTATGGATCTTGGAACAGTATTAAGTAGTCAGAGGCAATTCTTAGCTAGGCGAGCTATCAATGATCATAATGCAGATTATATTATGTGGTTTGATAGTGATATGACATTTCCAGAAGATACGATTGTTAATTTATTAGAAAGAAATAAAGATGTAGTTTGTGCAACATATTCTAAAAGAGTAGAGCCCTTTCATGCAACTGCCTTTGAAGAAATTAATCCTGTTGTCCCAGTTGAAATGAGCGGTAGTTTAAAAAAAGTAAAGTATGCTGGAATGGGCTGTATGTTAGTTAAAGCAGATGTATATGCGTCAATTGACGCTCCGTGGTTTCCTTTAACATGGCATGAACAAACAGATAGCTGGCATGGAGAAGATATGGGATTTTGTACAAAAGCTATTGAAGCCGGTTATGATATCTGGTGTGATATTGATCTTAGTGTTAACATTGGTCATTTAGGTCAACGAGAATTTTTGTTGAGTCGGGAAGACTAGAAAAGAATCCACACCATCTATGCAACTTTTTTAAGTTAATCCCAGCACTAATATGAAATTCTGGTAGAGAAACATTATTAACAACATTCCTCATTAATACACCATCAATGACTGTACTTTTTACAAGTTTAGCCTTTAGGTTAGTATCTTCGCATATAATTTGTATAATTGGATGGTTCCAGTTTTCGTCAAATATAATCTTTCTGGCTTCTAAGTACCAACGTTCTGTGTAGCAAATATTATCTTTATATAACTTGTTTAACAGAGGATTATTCAATCTTTCTTCGTTACACAATGTAAATTGCATCTGTTTATGGGGACCACTGTAAAACTCAGCTGGAATTTTATCTTTAACTAATTTTAAACTCATCACTTAGTATACTCTTTAACGTTTCTTTAAATGCTCTGCTCTTGAACATTTTTCCTGTATTATAATGGAGTGGTGACGGCCATGAATTTAGTTTAACCCAACAGTATCCAGCACTCTCGTTGTTTAATATAGGATTAAATTCTTCCTCGCATAAAACAGCATAACTTACATGCCTAAAATGTCGATTTCTTGTTGTGAATGTATAGATATGACTGATACCAATAGTATCAGGAACTCCTGGATGTCCGAGTTCTTCGACTAGCTCTCTTTTAAGTCCTTCTAAGTCGCCTTCGTTGCCTATGAGTTTTCCTCCCCATAACCCCCAACACATACTATGACGCTCTTCTTCACTTCTTAATTGCATCATCGCTCTTTGTGTTTTCTGACATATAATTAATGCTCCTACTGCTCTTAACATGATAAAACTAGTTAACTATCCTCCAATAACCTTGTTCAAATATTCCTTCTATTGCTATTACCCAAGTTTCTCCGTCGTAATACAACTTCTCACCTGAGTTAGCATTAGTAGTATACCCTATTGTGTTTACCGCCGTTGAGTCGAAACTGACTACCCAATCTGTACCATTATATTCAATAATATCGTCTTCTCCTGCTTCTAATAATCCCCACGGACCTCCATCAAATGGGACAATATTATTAACTAGTAGATATCTCTGACCGGTTGCTTCTGCTGGTAAATTTCCAACTCCGGGTTGTGATTTCTGTGGATTAATAATACCATTGATAGAAGTAATTGTATCATTTGGCAATGTATCTTGATTCAATGTAAAAGCAATTAGATTTTCGTTGCCACTTACAATAGCATCACATATTAATATAACTTCGTCGGCTTCGTCTGCAAAAGCTGAACTTGGACCTATTCTTAATCTAATTTCTGTAATACCCGGTTTGAATCCACCATGCAAATTAAAATGGGTTGTCCAATTTAATAAATCTGTACCTTGTGTTCTATCAATATTAGTATTATCATTATTTAATAATTCAATATTATCTGAATTTACTTTAATATGTCTATTTTCAAAAGTAAGCCATTGTCTTTGTGTATTTCCGTTAAAATTAATATTTAAACTTTCAATACTTACATTATCAATATCTTCATATGCAGATTGTAATATACTATGAATAAGAACTTGTCTTTTAATTTTTGCAGGTGGTGTTAAGTAGATTGGTAATTGATATATCAAACTTGAAACATCAATAATATCATCTTGTCCATTTGGAATCTGTCTTGCTGTCCATGTGGTATTGATTAACTCAACAACTCCTAAACTTG